CAAGATTTGCAGATATGATAAAAAGATCTGCAGGATCTCATCAGTATAATCAAATATTAGGTTTTCGTAATTTAGATGAATTAACAGAATTAATAAAGCCTCACTCTTTTAGAGTAACAAAGGAGCAATGTTTGGATTTACCAGAAAAAGTCTATACTCGTAGAGTTATAGAACTAACTCCAGAACAGAAAAAAATCTATCAAGATATGAAGAAAAACGCAGTTACACAACTAGATAATATGGAACAAGTTACTGCAAACGCTGTTATAACACAATTATTGCGACTACACCAGATAAGTTGTGGGTTTGTAAATACAGATGATGGTTCCTCTGTCGAAATAAATAATAATCGATTATCCGAGTTAATAAGTATATTAGAAGAAGTAAATGGAAAAGCCCTTATATGGGCAAATTATAGACATGATATACAAAAGATAGAACAAGAACTTGGTCGCATCTATGGTGAAAAAGCCGTAAGAAGTTATTATGGAGATACTCCTGGAGAAGAAAGACAACAAATTGTAGAGCAGTTTCAAACTGACGATACTTTACGTTTCTTTATAGGGCAACCAAGAACAGGTGGCTTTGGTCTTACTCTAACGGCTGCTAATACAGTAATTTATTATAGTAATAGCTACGATCTTGAGATAAGGTTGCAATCAGAAGATAGAGCACACAGGATTAGTCAAACATCAAAAGTAACATATATTGATTTAGTCGCAGAAAAAACTGTTGATGAAATTATAGTAAAAGCATTAAGACAAAAAATAAATTTAGCTACTAAAGTTTTAGGAGAGGATTGGAAAAAATGGTTGATTTAATTAAAAACTTTAAAGATCTTAGAAAATATAAAAGTTATACTCAAAAAGAATTAGCTGATGGTACAGGTGTTAGTGAAATAGCTATATACACGTGGGAATCTAAAATGAGACAACCTACTTTGAGTAACTTTAATAAAGTTTTAAATAAGATGGGATTTGAGTTACAAATTAGACCAATAGAACGAGTACCATATGATGAGGTAAGCAATGGATATTAATAGATTAAGAGTAGAAATAGAAAAAGATGAAGGCTGTAAGTACGAGATTTATTTAGATCATCTTGGCTTACCGACTTTTGGAATTGGACATTTAGTTACAGAGTGGGATGAAGAATTTGAAAAATCAGTTGGTACAGAAGTATCAGAAGATAGAGTAAATTCTTGTTTTCAAGCAGATATTCATACAACTATAGATGAGTGTAAAAAACTTTATCCTGACTTTTCTGACTTACCAGAAGAAGTACAGTTGATTCTTTGTAACATGATGTTTAATATGGGTAGACCTCGTCTTTCCAATTTTAAGAAAATGAATGCTGCAATCGCAGACGCTGATTGGATGGAAGCATCAATCCAGATGGAAGATTCTCGTTGGGCGAAACAAGTTCCTAATAGAGCAAATCGTTTAATAAAAAGAATGGAAGATATTGCTGTTAAGGAACAAATAGCTACTTAGTTAAGCCCTTCTGTTTCTCATATGTTCTTAATCCACCTAATCCTAACATACCCATTAGGACTGTCATAAGACTACCCATGTCGAAAGTTGGAAGATCAGGAATAACTACACCTATATAAGCACAAAGAAACATTGTTACTGGTGCAAGAACAAAGTGCCAACATAAGGCAATACCACATGTCCAACCAATAAAGGGTCGCCACCCAGCAACGAAGATAGATTTATGTTGGGCTTCTGCTTTATTAACTTCTAGTTGACCTTTTGCTAATTCTTGAGCATGATTTTCTGCCATAGTTGCCACTTCATGTGCCAACTTATTTTTCATATCTTTATCTTCTATAAACTTTCCTAGAAGATTACTTACTGGTCCTATTAACGCTGTTAACATTGTTATCTCCTTTATGTTCATGTCCCATCCATATACCAAATACACCTGTCATTACTCCCATAACAACAGATACAAAAGCAGATTGACTAGCAGTTGGTGCATCTAAATCCATAAACCATTCGGCACATCTCCAGGACATTATCGTACTAGCAAGCATCATAAATCTTGGTAGTATCTTCCATTTTAAAAAAGTTTCTACATTCATTTCAATAAAATTTCGTTTAAGCCAAAACCCTCTAATAATATTAATGTAAAGAATAATAAAAGTACACCACCTGCAATTAGCTTTCCACTAAAATTAGTAGAACCAATTTTAATAGCAACAAATTCATTACCTAATATTCTTAATGATAACTCAAAACTGTTTTCATCCATTTTGAGTTTTACAGGTTTTAATTCTTCTTTCATTTCTTTTTCTTTTTTAAGTTTTTAAAATCTGCTCCAGTTATTTTATTTCTTGGAGGAGCGACTCTTGCTATCTTCATTTGTTTTGGTGTTAGCTTCTTTGTTTTCTTTTTTTGTTTTCCAATAGTATTCATCTGTATCTCCTAGTCTAGTGTTATTACCGTTTTCTACTTGGTAATATATTGTGCTTACTTTAAAATCAGGTGTAAAGGGTTTTTCTGGAGTTAATGAATTATCATATATCCTCATTCTATTGTTAGGATATAAACAATATTGACCATTATTTAATTCTAATAAGTTAAAAGACTTATGTTCATCTGGTTGTTCACTCGTACTATAATCTATTGTATCTGGATCTCTATGATAATTATCTAATGTACAAATATATGTTCCAGCTTGAAAGCCATGATCTCTAGTAAAGGCTTCAAAATCCATAGACCCTATAAATTGTTTATATACACATGTAACATCGTAATCCATACAATTCCAAAACTGTAAATTAGGCAACGACATATCAGGATCAGGTTTGGAAGGTTCTGATAAAAACGCACTTATTGGTAATTTATCAAACATAGCACCATAATCAGGAAGATATGTTTCAAAATAAAAAGCACGTCCAGGAATAGATTTAGCACTTACCCAAATACCTTTTACATATTCCCCATGACCTGATTCATGATCCATTAGGTATTCTTTTCGTACCCAAACGTGTTGAGCTGGAAGGTTACATATTAAACTTGCCATTATGTAGTTTTCTTCTTTCTGTTATGAGCCTTTCTTATAGCTTCTTTACCTTTTTTAAAAATACTTGCAACTTGTGTTTTACCCATGACTTTGGCTCGTTGCTCGCCTACTGTTAAAATTTGGATTTTTCTTGCATAAGGTTTACTAACTCTTTTAACTTTTGCGACTGTCGCTCTAGCATCTGTTGGAGTAGCAAATTTAATTCTAACTGTATCTTTAGGGTTTTCATCAGTGTAAAGGCGTCTACCAGAATTTTTTGGCTTTTTTCCTGTTCCAATTTTAGGATCTTTTCTTTTTGCCATTACCTAATACAACCTTTAAAGATTTTGCTTGACCTGCGTGTAACTTACTCGCTTTATTTAATCCTTTAATGACTTTTTTTACTTTTTTCTTTTTACTAGATGTAAGTGCCATTTAGACCTCCTTAATAAATAACCACCTTATCAGAGTTTATCATAACTATTTTACAATAACAATCATAATTTTTTTGTTCTTCCCCTATCTTTACTGTTTGTCCTTCTAATTTATTTTTATAATATAAACAATCATTTACACTAGCAAAATGAATAGAACCAGAAGAAGCACCAGATAAATAACACATTAATAAAAAAGCTGGTTTCATTTGGCAATGCTTCTTAAACTTTCCATTATCTGATCTATATTTGGCTCCTTACCATTAGGGTTTAAAACACATTTATATTGTTTAGGACAACCAACACGAATGTCTGTAAACTCAAGTTCATATGTTTTATTTGCACCACGATATACACAAGCCATTTTATCTTTATAAACTTTTTGTTTCATTAACCTACAGGTTGTCATAGTCGGTAAAACTATATCTCCTCTTTGTATTTTTTGTTGTCTTGTATATTCTTTTGAGAATGCTTCGAAATATAAAGCTGTAATAATACCGATAACAGCAACAACACAAAATACAATACCCATAGTTTGTAAGGCATCTATAATCTCCTTTTGTTTTTGTCTTGCTTCTACTTTGCGTAAGCGTTGAGCCTCTTTTGCTTCGTTTATACGGCTTGCTCGTTCAGCTATTATTTGATCCCATGCAGTTGGTCCAAATCTCATATTAATAATCATTTTTAATTCATTACGTTTTTCTTCTAATAACTTTCTATCAATAAAATCATTAGCTGTAGATTCAATACCAAACTGTT